AGGTGGGTTTGTGCAACCCACCTTTATGCTTACTAAGACTACTTTTGTGGAGGAGTCTTCTTATCAACTGTCTTTGGAGCAGTTGTTTTCTTTGGACTTGTAGCAGCCTTCCTCTTGGCTTCTGCAGCAACTGCGTTAACCAATTTATCAATGGCTTCCTTGTTTTTCTCAAGGTATTGCCTTGGAATAACCGCTTCATTCTTTGGTAGACGAGCAAGAACAACCTGCTCTGCTACACGACCAAATGCAGGGTCCTTTGGATTGATGTAGCGAACTGCTACTGGTAGCAGACCTGCTGCTAGTGCTGATAGCAACTGAACTGGGTCAGTTACTCCTGCTAGATATAGTGCTACGACTGCTGACAATACGCTTCGTGCGTATGATGCTAGTGCTGCCTTTACCTTTGCGTTCATTTATTTCTCCTTGTTTGTGCCTAATTGTTAGGCGTTTCGGTATTCTTTGGCAACATGGATTGTAGTTTCTTATATGCCAAAGAAATCTGTCTAATTTTTTCTGCGTGTGGTGTTTCGTTATTTAATACAGTTCCATATGTTTCAGACCACTTAGTAACAGAATCAATTGTTTTGTCAAATTCTGAAAGTGCTGATTGAACATTTTCAATATAATTAAATGCCCAATCACGAGAGTCGGAAAGAAACTTTACGAAACCATCAGACTGTTGTAATTTAGTGTTTTCAATTTCTTGATACAGTTCATTTATTTTTCGTTCAAGTAACATTTTGTCTGCTACAGTTTGAAGATACATATCTGATAGTGTTTTAAACAACACCTTGGTTTTAAAACTTCTATAGACTAAATAAATAACTATAGTTAGCAACAAACCAACTGCCACTGCATCTAACCAGGTTGGCATATTAATCCTTCAAAGCCTCTCGTACTATATAGACAACAGCACCATGACCTTCTAGAGTCTGCTTTACGTCTTTAATATATTGTACCGCAGCATCTACCTCATTGTCAAGTAGGTTTTCGATATCTTCTGGGTCAATCATAATTGTAATAAAACTATCATTGTCAAGAAGTGTTACTCCAAATTTTCCTGGAGGTACAATTGATTTAAAGGCAGTCGCCATTTCTGGTGTATACATGTTATTCCTTATCCATAGTTAGGTCAGACCAAGTATTAGCCCAGTCTTCTTTTGTCTTATGTTTGTTAAACTCTCTAGAGATTTTTCCATTGTCTAGATATACCCCACCCCATACGCCAATTTGTTTGGTTGAAACTCCAACAGCAAAACACTGACGCATAACAGGGCAAGTTGAACAGAATTCATCAATATCTTTTCTTAGTTCGACATCTTCTTCGTACTTGTCAAAGAACAGTTCTGTATCCCATCCAGCACACTTGGCAAAGTCTTTCCAATTTTTGTCATTTGGCATTCTTCTTCACCAACTTGGCTGGAATGTTCCAACCGCTTTCTGATACATCAAACCGATTGGCTGTGTGCCATTCGTGTCTAACAAATTTGGCATTTGGTTTCATCCATGCCGTAGGCGACTTACGCAGTTCTACAACTGTCCAGCCATCCCATGATAGAGACTCATTGTTTTCTACAATGGCTTCCATCTCTTCTAGTGATTTAATTAACATAATCACTCCTTGTATAGATTACTTTTTTGATTTGTGTTTCCTCAATGACTGTCATACAACGGTCACAGGGCTTGCTGTATCTATCTTTACCCTGGCTATTTACCCTGGCAACGTAAAGGACAGCACCCTTTACATTCCATCCTGCATCTCGGATAGCCTCAACCTCAGCATGAACTGAGCAATGAGTTTTAATGTGCTCTGGTGAAACAAAGTCAGGATGGTTGCGGTCTTTGTTGAAGCCTGTTCCAACTACACGACCACCCTTAACTATTACTGCTCCGTGCCTATGTCTAGATTCCGATTTGGTTGCTAGATATTTTGCAACGGAGAGAAATGCGTTCTCTCTCTTACTCAACATTAGTAACGATAAACTCCAACTTCAACGTCCTTAGCCTCTGCTAAAGTTACAAGGTCTGAGTACTCTTCTTTTGGCTTGCTAAAAAATAGTAAATAATTAATTACGTTAATGTTTTCTTTTACCCAACTTGGCGGAACCTTAACTACCTTAGCCCTAATTCCACGAGCCTTCAGGCTACGTTCTGAAACATTGGTAAATTCCATAGCAAACCTATTAATGTTAATTGGTCCTGCAGACATAATGGTAAACTCAGTTTCACCCTCTGCCATATCTCTTAGAGCATTCCCAATTCCCCTAAGAAACACAGAGTAGTCATTGAAACTTTTAGTTCCCTGAATTGCCACTATCATCTGAAAGTCCTTCCGTTAACTTATTTACGATAAAAATCATTTTATCTAATTCTACATCATCCATACTCATTATGTCAACTGCTTTTTTAGTTTCTTCTAAAACATGTCCGTCAACAAAATCTGCTGTATAGAATACACTATTCTCAATCCAATATGCATTATTGTTTATAAATAAAATACGAATATATTTTTGAGCATAGTGTTTGGTGGCTTGGCTATTTAATTTTTTTCTTGGTGTTATTGGAATCATATCGCTTATCAACTCATGTTGGCGACTTTGACTAAAATCTGTCTTAACCCTTTTTACTTTATTGATAGGATTTTTAACCAATCGTGCAACAATTAACATTGTTAGCAGGGTAAATAAAGAACCTGCAAAATATTCCATGTAATCACCTAAAGACTATTATACTAGATGGTTTTGTCAAATGCAAGCCAATTTTGCTTGGCTATATCCCAAGTAAAATTATTTTTAATGTCTTCTACTTGTGCTGTATAGTCGTATCCATTTTCCTTAATACGCCTAATAGCCTGAGATAGTTTAATTGCCAACATTGCTGGACTTAATTGATTGAATGGAATCATTTCTCCATACCCCATAGATGTTTCTGGTAATGCCCCCAAGTCTGAGTATACTGCATAGCATCCAGCAGACAATGCTTCCATTTGAGTTAAACAGGAAGTCTCTGGATAGATAGATGGGTAGGCATGAATATGTGCATCTGCAAAAAATTTATATAAAGTTTTGCGTGGAGTCTTGCCATAAAAGTTTACTCTTGGGTCATTGACACCATCGGGATTAAAGTTGTGTGGCAAGTCTGGATAAAAATCATTAAAAATATTTAATTCAAAGTCTTCAGTTATTAGAGGAATTGCGTCAAGAAGAACTCTAAGCCCTCGGTCTTTAGAAGAAGCATGAATGATTTTAACTTTATCAATGTTATCAAACTTGCCTGGAGTTGGTGTAATGGGTTCAATTGCGTTTGGAATTACATAAACTTTATTTAAATCAATATTTAGTTCATTGGCAATTACACGTTTTTCGTATTCAGAAACAGCAATTATTCTTTCGGTTGCCTGACGAACTAAGGTACTGTTTAAGATTCTTCCTACTTGCGGAACAAATTGATTAATGTTATTGTGAATCCAAAAAATATATCTATTGCCATCGATTCCAATGGTTTGTAGGTCTGGTAAATTTCCAGGAATAATAACATTGGTATATTTGTGAATGTTTGTCATTTCTGGCAAAATATTTTTAATAAATCCTCTTGCCATTGTTTCTGTACCACCAAACATTTCTTCATTATATTTAAAAATAGGATGATTAGACATTAGTAATCGTCTCCCTTAGACTTATTCTCAATTAGTCTTTCTCGTTCATCAATAATTTCAAAAGCAAATGAACGCAATTTTTCTGAATCTGCCTTTGAAAAGTGGTGACTACAAAACATCAACTCTCCATTAATTCCTTTTACATGAACATAGGCTTGAGCATCACAAGAATCACAGCGGTCTAGTCCTGTTAGTGTCCACTCTTTTGTTTCAGTCATTACTTATCCTTTGAATAAAATCCACTACCATTAAATGTTATTGCACCTACTGAGTATACACGCTTTAGTTCAGAATTGCAAGTATCACATTTATACCCTGGGTCTTTTTCAGATATCCCACGATTAACCTGTATAGTTGTCTCACATTGTGGACATTTGTATTCATAAGTAGCCATAATATATCTCCAAATAGGTGTGTGTGGCAACCACATTAAATGATTGCCACAACACAAATTATTTACTCAGCCTTGTTAACAGACTTTGATGCAACTGCCTTTTTAGCAGGGGCAGGGGCAGCCTTCGCAACTGGCTTTGGTGCTGCTGGTTTTGCAACAGGCTTTGCTGCAACTGGTGCTACTGCTGGTGTGGCAGGAACTGCAGTTGGAGCAACAGGTGCTGACTTTGTAACTGGCTTCCAGTTAGGACGGAACACGGCAAAGACATTGGTGTAAAAGCGTACACGCTCTGCACACTGTCCACCATTTGAACGTGAACCATCGCCACGAGATGTGTTTCCTTCACGGCAAACAATCTGACCCTTCTTAGGGTTGTTCTTTAGAACAATGCCTGTGTGGTCTGGGTCGTGGTCGTGATTCCAGTCAAAAAAGATGATGTCTCCAGGTTGAGCATCCTTTACAGGAATCTGCTTCAAGCCCTTCTTCTTCATTGCTGCAATGCCTCGTGTGCAAGATAGATAACCATTCTTGGTCTGCAAACCATTAACGACATATCCAGCACCTGCCTTATTAAAGCAGTAAGAGACAAATTCTGCACACCAAGCGGTGTGGTTTGCACCGAACCATTTGCCGAAGATGTTATCCTTATTTGGACCTTCTTCGTACTTCATTTTTACATAGTATTCTGCAACTGCAAGAACTGCCTCTGGAGTTCCTGGGGCAATTCCCTTCTTTGCAAGAATCGGATGTAGAGTTGTTTCAGTCATATTATGACCTCCTTTTCAATCAATTATACCACGATTGGTTGAGCCACCTGTCAGAATCGAACTGACGACATCCATATTACAAGTATGGCACTCTACCGACTGAGTTAAGGTGGCAATGCGTTTCTGATGGGACTTGAACCCACGACTTCCACCGTGACAGGGTGGCACTCTAACCGACTGAGTTACAGAAACAAATGACCCTAAACTATTCGATACTGCAGTATCATTGAATAGACCGCATCCGTATTACTACGTCCGTGGGTGCTATGCTGGTCCAGAAGGACTCGAACCTTCAACATTTCGGTTAACAGCCGAACACTCTGCCAGTTGAGTTATGGACCAATTTATTAAATTATATAAGGAACTTAGTAACTGGCATACAAGGGTCTCCGCCTTGCTCCCACTCTTCTTCCTCTTCTTCGGTCATGTATGGGTCTCCATCATGGGTATAGCAAAATGGTTCAGTAATCCATCCTTGCTTAATACCGTGGTCCATCCACTCCCAAACAGTCGCCTTATCTAGGCTAATCTTTTTCTTAAACATAATAAAACCCTCTCTAGGCTATGTATCAATTATACAGCACCAGAGAGGGTTTGTCAACTACTCTTCTTCTTTGACATCTTTTAGAGCAACTGTTTGACGGAATGCTGCATCAATTTCAGCACGAGTAAGTTTTCCATCTTCTAGGAATGCTAGAGATAGAAGTTCTACAACTTTGGCTACTGCTAAAATACCACCCATGACAGCACTAAACCATACAGGAATATCAATTCCGCTTACACCGCTTGCAACTGTTCCAGCACCAACAACGCCAAGTGCAGAAGCCACAAAGGTAGCAACAATACGCATAAGTACATTTCCAAATGTTTTCATATTAATCCTCCTTATCTTTGTGATTTCTAAGTGGATAGGTAATAATCCATAGAACTGTTGTTCCGATGATTGCATATCCTACAACTGTTTTTGCTGAACCTTCAAGCACTAGCCAGGCTACGAACATACCAAGGAGTGTCCATGCCTGTCCAAGCATATCATTTAAAAAGTTTTTCATATTATGTCCTCCTTCTAGCAGATGTTCCACCTGATGAACCTGATGCTGCAGCCGATGGTGCTGCTGCAGATAGGGCTGCTCCTGTTGCTGCATTTACCGCTGCTCCAACTGCGACAACGGCTGTAACAACAACCTTTTTAGATTCTTCTCTTACCTTTGGAGACATGTCTGCTCCAACGTTACCCATAAAGTTAATTGCACCAACCAGTGCTTCTGCACCTGGAATTGCTGCTAAGTTTTCTGGTAATACAATATCATCTGCTTGGGCTGCTACAAAAAGAGCGTCAAGTGCTTGCTGATACTCTGGTGAACCCTGTTCTGAATTGTTTAGAATTTCATTTGCTACAGATTTTAATTCTTCAACCTGTGTTGGTGTAAGTGATTGTGGGTCTACAGTTTTTACATCTACTGGTAACTCAGGT